ACCCTATCTAGTAATTCTGCCTCGCCCTGAACGTTTCCGTTGTTATTAATTAATGCCGAAGATTCATAGAAATGTACAATNCCTTTTCTACCACCTCTGCCCATTTTTCTACCCTTTCTAGTGTGCATATCGTATGCGAATTCAGGTATTTCTAAATGATTTTTGTCGTGATTCATAAATTTTTCACACAAGATCATATCAATATACCTTGATTTTTTACACCTAGCCAACATAACTACTGCTTGTGTAAAGTGTAATTTTTCAGGACAATGTTTGTCTTTTTTCTTTGCAAGTTGTGTGTAAATTTGATACAACGAGAAGATCTGCCCTGCCATTTGTGGTTCTGCTAAACCAACATCTTCCGATGCAATAATCAACATCCGTTTCCAAACATACTCTATGTAGTTTGAGTTCCATAATTCAATCGCCCAGTATAAGGATTCTTCTTCCATACACCTACGAATTGATTTTTGAAAAGATGAAGATACCTCGAAAAAATCGTAACCTTTTTTGGTTAACATTTGAAAATCATTTGCCATTTTGTTTTTTGTTTTAAAGTTTACACAAATGTACAATTTTATATTGAAATATCAAAAAGGAATTTTTAAAGTTCTCATATATTCGTGCTTTCTTGTTGCTAGTACTGTATCTTTTTTAAGATTAATTATTTCTCCATATTTTTTTCTTAACTGGAGTGTATCATTTTTTTCTATTTCTTTCGTTCTGTAAGATGCACAACCACCTACATTTCCAAACGTATCTGTTCCAACTACTGCAAATCTTGTATCTATAAAACAATGTCTATGATGGTAGGCATTTAACGCACAAATTTGGTAGTCTTCTACTACTTGCATATCCGTATCGTAATACAGTTTTGATCCCTCCAACATACCAATAGTTCCACCAAGATAACCAGTTCGTTTGATTGGAGTGTGTTCTTGATATTGTGCAGGACTAGGGTTTTTATTTAATCCGAACAAATAACATCCCATTATTTTTGCTACATTACCTAACCATTGTACCATTTCGTATGCCTCGTCTGGTAACATTTTAGCATCCTCTCCTACTTCTGTGTATAATCTAAAGAATGATTTAATATCATCATCTACCATAAATACATTAGGGTACTGCTCATAGATCCATTGTCGCTTTGCTGTTAATCCAACAACTTCATCAGGATGTCCGATAATTTCTACATCAGGGTGTGCTGTTTCATATTCTTCCTTTTGAGAATTTGGTACACAAATCTTAGCATTATCTATTGCCTTTAAGGTTGGTATTCTACCTGCCCTTTTATGTGATGGAATTATAACTTCTATTTTGATGCCCATAATTTCTGAAAGTCTTTAACATTAATAACCATTGCTTTGCCCATATGGGAATTCTTATAAGACTGTGCCTTTCCGATCTCCAAAACAGTTTCTAAATAAGTTGTATCTATATCGTTGTCGCTTGTAATAATTACACAAGAATATTTTTCACTAAACTTTGGTATAACTGGCATCTCTGCATTACTATCATCGTACTTTTCAAATTCTTCCTCGAATTCATCTAAGAACATTCCTAATTCTGCCTCCTTAAATCCTACATCTAACAGAAATTCTTTGTCGAAATGATTTGCCAATATATCAAAATCAAACTCTCCAGTATTTTTATTGAGCCTTAGATTCAATTCTTTTTCTTTTTCTAATTCAAGATCCAATTCAACACAAGGAATCTCTTTAAACCCTAAGTCTTTTGCTATTCTAAACCTTTGATGTCCTCCAATAATTACACCTTCTCTGCCTTTGTGTGTGTTGATCACTATTGGCTCTGCAAATCCGAATCTTTCTATGCTGTCCTTTATTTGAAAGTATTGCTCTTTCTTTAATTGACGAGGATTGTATTCTGCTCTTTTAAGATCTGTTACTCGATAATTTACTACTTTCATATATGTTTATTTAATTTATTTTTAATATTTGAACCTTCGTGCATTAAACCATCTAGTACTGACATATACCCTACAAAGTTAGTCGAGTATTGTTTGTATTCTGTCTGTACGTATTCGTGATGGTATATTTGTATTCCGTTTCTTTCGAATTCTTTTTCGTTTAAGTAATCCTTTCCTGAAATTCCTGCTATGTAAACTTTTGCATTTGTTTTCATACATAACTCTAACACCATTTCATCTTTCGAGTGTTGAAGATCCAAACTACTTGACATTATCTGTTCAACTTTTATATCTAAAGCATTTAGGTAAAAATCTAAAAACCTCAAATTGTATGTCTTTAAGTGATCATCTTCACTAATCAGCAACTTTTCTAAATCTGGATAAAACTGATCAAAAAATTTTGCCTTACTGTATGCTTGTTTGATTGTCTTAATCATTTTGCTTCTCCAGTTAAGATCCTGCCTTATTTTTATTTCATTAATTGGAGTGCCTAAACTATATTTTTCTACTGGAATTGTGATCCACTTCTGACCATCTTTGCCTAAAATTTGATTTCTATTTTGAAAATAGTTTTTTCTATATGCAACAGAATCTAATACTACTAATTTGTCTGCTTTACATATCTTATCAAAATATCCTAGATAGGACATAAATTCTGGCTGATGTGCTGTAACTTTCATTTCGTTATTTTTCTAACAATATAAAATTTCTCTGCATATTCTACTCCACATTCCATTCCTCTCATTCTTGCTAAAGTAATAATGCTCTTTTCATTTAACGGAGCAGGAGATCTTTTAATTTGTGTTTTATTAGTTAGGAATCCTTCAACTTTTTGCTTTATTGTGTCCGTTATATCAACGTACCAAGCACCTCCCTCGATCCCTGAATTTACAAACGGATATTCATACATTGCCACCATTGGAACTGGATTTACATCCTGCCTTAATCTAATTGCTGCCATACAACAATCGTGTATTTTTTGGTGGTCTTGATGGTGTGATCTATAAGGTATAAACAATTCGTCATAATGATTTACTTCTAACAAGTTGTCAATATACCCTATCAAATCTGCACTAGGCATTAGATCATTTTTACCATCTTTATCATCATACAAAGTAAAAGTGTTATTTACACCTACAATTTTCTTCATTTTGTTGTGTTCATACAACCTTTCTAAAGTAAAATTCACCAACAGAACATCTGCTTCGATATTATCTTTAGCCATATAACCACCTACACCTAAAACTTCATCGTCAATATGTGGAGAAACTACTAGAATTTTTTTCATTAGTTTGCTATTAAATTCCTATCTACTTTTTCGATAGGGTTTTGTTCCATTTCGTAAATAACATCTTCATACATAAGTCGTACTTGAAGATAAATTTCGTCTATATTTTCGCCAGTCAACAATGGTGTTTTATCTATAATATATTTTGTTTGTAAACCTTGATCCATAAGACCAGTTTCTCCTAAAACATCGTTTAAATTTCTAGATAAAGTTGGATTAAATTTAACTGTCATATCCCAGTCGTTTAAATGATGGATTACTGTTGCGTGATTCATAGGCTTTCCGTGTTCTTTGAACCATTCTGCAATACCTGATTTTGTCATTCCCAAATACTTATAAAAAACAAACATTAATAATGCTCTTGCTTCTACATATTTTCTTATTCTAGTTTGTTTAAATATATCTATTTGTGTGATCGCCATTAACTTAGTGGCTATTGATTCCTGAATTCTCATTATAACTCTCCTTTTATGTAATAATTATCTAAACCTTCCGAGATCTCTGTACCATTCCAATCTTTACCCTCGATGTACTCCTTGTAGGTAGCAATTGCCCTTGTTACTTTTTCCTTTCCTGCCTCGTAAAATTCCTCACTTATTCTATACTCTCCAATATCTAGACTTCCTTTATCTACTACTAGAAATACAAACTCCAAAAAATGTTTGTCAAATAACTCACAATACAAATATGCTTGTACATCATATCCATATTTTTTAGCACTATACGGAAATGCCTTAATGTCTGTCGTTGTTTTAATATCACAAATAATATTTGCTCCAAGTATATCTGCTTTACCTCTAAATGGCATACCTTGAACATAACCAATTGCAGGTACTTCAAATTCTGCATCTCCTAAAAGTTCTAGTGATTTTTCGTTTCTAAGAACAGCATCAGCAATTCTTTCAGCATCTTGTTTTTCTTTGGCTGTATAAACTATTCCGTATTCTTCAACTGCTTCCTTGTATGCTTTTGTGTTTTTACTAACTACATCTACAAAATGTATATCCTTAAATTTTTCAGGTTCTAAAATTAAGGTGTGAAGTAACCTTCCATCTCTCATTGGTTGCGATTCCTTATTGCCTCCGTATTTAGTTATACCATAATACTTCTTAGGACTGTCTAGGAGCAGTTTTAAGGCACTTGAAGACAAAGCAAGTGTATTTAGTTCTCCGTAATAAAATTCATCGTTATACATCTTTGTTAACAATGGTTCTTTTTCGTAATCTTGTCCGTTTAATAGTTTTATCGTGTTCATTTCTTAAATTTTAAATTATTTCTTTTTGATATGCTTTGCTAAATTTTAAATCTACTAGATCCCATTCCGAAACCTCCTTATGACTAAACAACCACCATTGTGCCATTTGACATTCTAGATCATCCGTATCAGGTCTAATGAATAAATAATGACTTGTATTCTTGTCTTTTAAGTGAGCCTTTTCATTTACTCTAACATTTGATCCGTAAGCATTAATTCCCTTAACATCAATTCTCATATCGTTAACTTTAATATCACAATCCTTGATTGGATCTACACCTAACATCTGTGTAGCATCGTACTTGTATTTGTGTGACCAGAAAAAATACTGTGCTATCATTTCTGCTTTACATCCCAACTGACTTACTCTTAGATTTGGTCTTGCATATTTTGGATACTTTTCTGATGTGTATAAATTAACAGTATCTCTAAGTCCTCCGACATATAATGATTGTTCGTTTATTAGTGGTGGGTAGTAAAATACTCCAGTCTTTTTCATTGCATATCTATTATTTGGATTAATTCTTCTAAAACTATTCTTCCTGATTGCGACATTCTTTGATATTCAAAATCATAAAGATCATTAACTAATTCTTCGATTTTATTTATCTGTTTTTGTGTCATAAGTTTGCGATTTGTTTTAACTTTTTGATTTGTTCTTCTAACTCTTGTACTTTTTCTTCTGCCTTTCTTGCTCTTAATACTGCTCGGTTTTTATCTGCTCTAAATTCTGAAAGTTCTCTGTCGTAGATCCTGCGATCCTGCTCCTGCTGATTTCCCCAAAAGAATATACCAACTAAGGAGTCCGACAATAATCGCAACTCCTTGTTATCTGGTTTCATTTTAACGTATTTTTGTGCTATGGTAAACGCTACATCGATATGTCCGTAGTACTCTAAATCTTTTGCTATTGCCATCCGATCTAAATTATATCTATATAAAAGAGCCATATTGTTCCATAAAATTTTCGAAACATTTTTTTGCTGATCCCCCTTTCAACTCGTAAAATGATTTGATCGGTTTTAATTTCCATCCCCTATAAGGAATCATACCCTTTGATGCAATACCTAACTGAAATTTAGTAACTGCTAGATCGTAACGAAATGGATTGATTTGTTTTTGGTCGTAATTAACGATTGGTGGTTTATAACTACCATCTTGTGCTGCCTGAACTAATTGTCTGAATGTCTGCATAATTACGATTTTATAAGGTCTAAATCAAACTGATCTGCTACATAATTAATGTGCTTTTGGGTAGTCATAGACCAATAACCTAATTGGAATAATTTTGCATCTGCGATAGTCGCAACGTGTGTGTTATACGAATAAACTTTGTCTCCGATAACTCGTAAATTTTGCTTGTACTTGTCTAACATTTGTCCTTGTTTTTAAGATTAATAATTGTTATGAGATGTAAACATACAAATAAAAATTAGTTTATCAACATTTATTGATAATTATTTTTAAATTATATTTTATAAACATAAGAAGCAATTGATTCTGGCAACAAATAAACTAATTTGGTTTCTTTTTTATTTCCCCATAGTGTAGTAGAAGGACAATACTTTTTTATTTCTTTAAAATCCTTTATACCATCTAACCAGTACATATACGTTCCTTGTGGATCACTAACGAAATATATTTTGACTATATCATCGTCAAGTTTCATTAAGTTATCATATTTTTTTTTCTCGAGCATTTTATCTTCGTAATATTTATTTCTAAATTTCATTTCGATAACACATTTTCTCCCTTTAGGAGTTAATCCAACTGCATCGTATATTTCACTACTTTTTGTGTGATTTAATTTCCAACCATCAAAAGTGTTTAAAAACAAAATAACTGCTTGTTCAAACTTTTCAATTTTAGTTAGATTCATAAAATATGTTTAAATCTTCTATCCATTTTTGTATTCGTTTTGGCGAACAACTACAAGGTACTTTAAATCTGTGCTTAAAATATTTTGCGTGAAGTTGTGCAATCATTGTTACTTCTTCTGTTGACAGTTTTGGCGAATCACTTGCTCTAAATAATTCCCAATCTATTTTATCTTCTTTATCCATTTCTTTTGAATTTTATTTTATTCCATTTATCTCGTCTAGCATCACAACCACAATCAGGATTAATTTTCTTCCAGATCCACCTAATTCCTGTCCACTTTGTTATAAAATACACTAAATCTCCTAGTTTCATATCAAATTTTTTTTAACTTTTTTTATGGTTCGTTTTATTGAGTGATACGAGATCCCAGTTTGATCAGACAATTGTAACATACTGATCCCTTGAAGGCATACTATTTTAAAAATTCTTTGATCGTACCAATGAAGATTGTTTAACTTTTCTATTAATTCATCCGTAAATTCTACATCATTAATTTCTGATTCATTTGATGTTTCAAAAATTCTCTCATTATCTACATTGACATATTTTTTTTCTTTTCTAATTTCATCAATAAACATAGTTCGTAAAACCTTAAAAACGAAGTAATAATTTACCTCGTCTTTAGTATATAGAATACTTGCTTTGCCTTTATTTTCCCATTCATTTAATTTAATGTACATATTTTGTACAACATCTTCCGAAAGTTCCTTAGAGCCACCAAATGACCGAACCATTTTGATCCAGTCTTGGTGTTTCTTAAAAAGCAATTCGATTAATCTCATTTATTAAAAAGGAATTTTTTTTGGATCTCTTAAAGGTTCTTCAATTATTTTTTTGCCATTTATTTCAAAACCTACATTATTCGGTATTGATTTTAATCTTATAGGATTGTCGATACTAGTTGGTCTTCCACCAGTTTCTACTTCCTTAACTTTTCTAACGTGTATATGTGATTGTGTCCAATCCGAAACGTGTTGTGTATATCTGTGTATTACTAAGAAATCATCTGCTCTATTGACAAATTTACCACCTCCCTCAACATCACTTGCTAATGGTGGGATTGGGTGTCCTACATATTCGTGTCCAATTGGGTGTTTAATTCTAAGTGCTGCTGTATTTGCGTGAGTGTTTAACCAAACTGAAACTTTCTGTTCCTTACAAAATAATCTGATCTCTGTTGTTGCTTGATAATCATATTCGTGTCCACCTAAATTTTTTATCATCTCTGGATCTTTAACTAAAGAGTTATAAGGATCAATCAACAAACCCTGATAGTCCCAAGCATCTTTAATATTTTTAGCGAATTCCAACAATGTTCTGTAATTATATAAAGTTTTATTATCTACTATTTTGAAATGCTCGTTAATCCAACTTAAATGCTTTTCAAAGTCTGTATTGTTTATTTGATTAATTGGTCGAAGATCTAAAAATTCTACCAGTTTTCTAAGTATTGAATGGCTTTCGTTTTCACTTGAAAATATTAACCACCTTTTACCTAACTTTTTAGAATAACACAACATTAAATATAAAATAACTGTTGTCTTACCTACATTTGCGTGTCCTAACACTACATTAAAATTACCTTCCTTAAATCTAATGTATTCATCAATTGCTTCTACACCTATACCTTCGCCCTCTTTAATTTTACCACTACGAATATCTTTAAGATGTGAAACTACCTCCTGAAAGTTTATTATCATTTTGTCCTTGTTTATTTGTGAAAAAAAAAGGCAAGTATTACTACCTGCCCTAGTGTTTTAGAATGGCAAATCTTCTGTTGCCTTAACCTCTCTGTCTGGCATATGATCTGCACTAGATGTTTCTGCCGAAGGTTTTAAATAGTCATTCCATACAGAATACAATTTAGTTGGATCTGCTTTTTGAGTTAAAATATCCCAAGCAATAAATCCCTGATTGTTTTCATCTGCCCATTTCTGTTTAGATTGTAACCATAGGATCATTTCTGCACATTTAACTGATTGCTTACTATGTACGAAACTTAGGTCTGATGGTTTCGTAAACATAAAATTTAAAAATTCCTTGTCTTTCATTGTTTAATTATTTAGTGATTATTATTTTTTTATCTGTCTATTCTATTAAAATTTACATCTTTACTTATTTCTAACTGTGCTTCCAAGAATTCAATTTTATCTTGTGCTTTTTTTAATTCTGACTGTAAGGAATCAATACTATATTGACGTAGCCTTAATAAATCTTCTGCTCCAGTCATAGCATTTTAATAGTTGTTTGTGTGTAATTGTCCATAATTCTTGTTTTTAAAATTAATATTTGTTTTTTGTAAAGATATAATAAATAATTGAATTACTGACTATTGTGTATAAAAAAAAGAGGCTATCTATTAAATAACCTCCTTTGAACAAAAAAACAAGTCAAGGACAAATTGACTGCTCCAAATATATAACATTAATTAATACAATGCATTTTTTTCTTTGTAAAATTCTATCATTTCAATTAATTCGTAATCTGATATTTTTAAAGTTGTTCTAGATTTTTGTAACAATCTTTCTGCTGATCCTGATCCCAAATTTGATTCTAACCATAAAGAATACTTGTATTGTTCTCCATATTTAAAAACGTTACAACCTGAACATTGCACTTGACAATTGTCTTCATCCCATCTTGTGCTTAAATGTTTTCTAGACATAAAATGTCCGTTTTGAAGTTTCTTCCAATGGTCTTTCTTTCCACAAGTTATACATTCTGCAATATTATCAATAGCATTTCTTTGTCTAATGTAAATCGAAAATACTGTATCTAATTTTTTTACTAAAGTTTTTCTTGCAGGTTTTTTAGTCTTCAAAATTTTTGAGTAATAAAGTTCCTATTTTTGGATCTAATTTATTTATCTGTTTATAAATATATTTGCTGTTTGCTTTAACATTTGATCTCTCTGTTTTTGTCGAATCTTTACCTAGATTTGTGTACATATCAGCATCTATTTCAAATAGACTATCAATTTTGCGAAAATTACTATAAGTTTTGTAATTAACTATCTTATCTACTTTTAATCTTGTCTTGTTTTCCATTTTAAACACATTTTAAGCGATCTTTATATATTTTATGATTAAGTATATACTTTCTATTCTAAAAGTCCGTTAGAATTAATTTAACGTGTTTTGCTTATGATATTATATCTATATAATATTCTATATATTTTTATAATTATATATGATATTATAACTATATGATATTATATGTATATGATATTATATATATACAATATACTATGTTTTTTGTTTTAAAAAAATTTATTTATCGACATAGGTCTTCATAAGTTTTTCTCCTGATCTACCAATAATATATCCACCAATTCCTAATTGTAATAAATTCCAAAATTCGTTTTCTAATTCTGGTACTGTCAATCCAAATAAAGGTGCTATAAATTTACAATAAACTACTATCCCTCCAAATGCTAACATTAAGATTGGTCGCCAAGATCTCTGTAACCAATTTCCTTTTGCTTCTGCTATAATTACATCAGTCTGCATTTGTTGAAGTTCATTCTCCTTTTGTTTCAGGATCTCAAACATCTTTCTTTTTGCTTCTAATCTTTCTTCATCACTTGTAAATAAAGTGTCTATTAAATTATTTACTGATTGAAAAACATTATTTCCAAAAAATTCTAGTATCTTTTTCATTTTCTTCTAATATTCCAAGCATCATAACAAATTGCAATTCTCTGTGCTGTTGGATATTCTTCCTTCATAACAGAATCGTTAAGGCATTTAGAGATGAATTGCGACTGTGTATCTTGTGGTTGAGGTTTTGGTATCGGCATAACTATTTGATGTTAGAAATCCACTTGTATTCCTCGTGAGCATCAAAATTAGGACAACTTTTATTGCTAAACTGGTTGTGGTTGTAAATTATTGCTGTTTTATAGTCTTCTTTTAAACATAACAATAGATCCTGCATAGAATCCTTTTGTTGTTTAGTTCTAGTATCTTTGTTTACCCATTTTCCTTTCTTCTTTTTCTTCTCATATCCTCCAATGTAACAAATTCCAATGCTGTCGAAATTGTGGTTTAAGGTATGAGCACCTGAACGTTCTAAAGGTCTGCCTTCTTCTACTGTACCATCTAATTTAATAACATAGTGATAACCAATATCTGACCATCCGTTTTTCTCAACGTGCCATTTCTTAATTTCTGCTGCATCAATATCTTCACCCTCTTTTGTCGCTGAACAATGAATTATAATCTTTCTTATTTTTCGCATATACAAGTTTTACAATGATGAACATTTATTTTTTTTGAGTCTAGCCAATTATTCCACCTTTTAGATTGAATTGCTTTACTGCATTCTAGCCAATCGGCTAAATTTCTTAATTTTCTTATCATTATCCTAATATTATTTGTCGTTTTTATTCATTAAATACCATTTATTAATGGTGTAGCCTATAGAAACAAGCAAAAGAATTATTTTTAAGGCTGTATCTATGTTAGAGAAACTCATTGCAAGGCTCGTTGCGTTCATTCCTAGTATTTTTACATCTTGCATTTCCATTTTATTCTGTTTCTGGACTCCAAATCCATCCGTTTATATCAATTAAATATTTATTTGTCTGTGGGTTTATACTATATGGTGCAAATTCCGTTGGCTCTTGCATATTATTATACCATAAAGCATCTATAATGTATTTTTCATCCTCTATTTCTTGACCACCTAACAATTCAAAATTTGAATTTTTATCTAATTTTTCTGCTGCTAATTCTAGTTCCTTGTAATTTGGGAACTCATATTTTAGCCAAGTTGTACTTCCTATTTTCATACTTTTGTAAGTTGTATTAATACATCATCTGCTTGATTTTCTTTCCAAGTTCCATACTCTAAAAGATAATCTTGTCTTTTACCATAAAATTCTATTCTTTGAATAAACCTAGCGTTATAATGGTCATCGTCTGTTGCATATTCCTTACCATTTACAAAAACCTTATTACTTCCTGTTTTAAAAGCAAATTTGTTTTCTCCAGAATTTAGATATATAAAATTTAAACCCTCAATCTGTGGCAATGGTAAATAATTACCCTGCAAATTTTGATTATAATCCTCTGTTAAATACATAACATATCTAGTATTTTTTTTCTGAAATTCAGTTAAATTTTCAAAATTC